GTGTACAACTGTGTAGACCATTTCCATGACCGTGGTATGTCGATGATGATGTAAGGACGATAACCTCCCGACGTGTAGCAAGATGCGACCCATTGAATCATTCCCTTGACCGTGTCCACGGTAGGCGGTGTGTAGTACGCCATTCCCCTCTCCCACAGTGCCCCGCAAAGCCACGATTTACCGACTTTCCCCGTTCCGTCATACCAAACTAGTACTTCCCTGTCGTTCGTGCCTCTAAGCGCCTTTACGACCCGTTTCTGGACGTTTGTGAGTTCCCCGTACCGTTGCTGTAGCGTCTGCGGTCTGTCCGCATAGGATACGTGTTTCCCTTCCTTCTGCTCATAAAGACACTCATCCACCCCGTGCTCTGCCTGTTCAACGTGCGCTGACGGAATGTAAGCCTTGCACCATTCGAAGAACTCCTCGTTACTGCTCTCCACTCGTATCTGCCAGTGCTCGTATCCCCCTTTTCCGCGCTCACGCCCGATTACCCATTTCTTGCAATCGTTTTTTTCAATCATTATCTCAAGTTCTCTTTTCTTGACTTTGTCCCTTGGCGCTGTTATCATCCATGCTTGAGCCATGCTGGTTACATAGCCATTTAAATATCTAAGTAGCATTGTACATATTTGTGCATTGATGCACAGGAAAGTACGGAAATGTATGGAAGAAGGCGTTATTACCGCAGAAGAAGGAATTATGGACGCAGATATTACCGCAGGAGACGCAGGTGGTAAAGATGTTCGTGAAGGTATCGGAAACATACGATCTGAGTACCAAGCCCGATAAGATGGGACTGCTCGGTATTCACACCCCCGATGGAAAGCTCGTTTATTCCATGTGGAAAGGTTTGTACCAGAACTTCAGAAAAATGAGATACGTCAGTTGTGACGTTGCTATGGCTTGTGCTTCTATGCTCCCCGCTGATCCTCTGCAGATCGGTGTAGAAGCAGGAGATATTGCTCCGCAGGATATGTTCAACCCCATCCTGTACAAGGCTTGCAGTAATGACAGCATGAGTAACCTCCTCAACAAGATCTATGCTTCTGGTGGTGACCATCAGGGTGCTACTTGGTTGAATAAGAACTCTGTGAGTGCAGAGAATGAACCCGAGTTTGTCTTTGACTCTACTAAGGACATTGACCAGTTTGCTATGTACTACGGCTTGCTCGCGGATACCGACGGATGGAGAAAGGCTATGCCTCAGGCAGGTCTTGAGATGAGGAATCTTGTTCCTTTGACCTTTTCACTTGTGGCTACTCAGGGACAGCCCAGTGTTGTCGGTAATTTTGGTCTTGGTGCCGATTTGCTCCTTTATCCTGGTACTGGCGGAGATGAGTTGAGTAATAACGAGAAAATCGTTGCTCGTGTTGCTGATATAGGTCGTTACATGCGTGGAGATACTCGCAGGATGCCTGCGTTTGATACGATGGTCATAACTGCGGATGGTTCTAACAAAAATACAGATGTTTCTGGTGTTTGGTCTGCTGATACTAGTGGAGATGTTCCTAGGGTTGTAGAAGAAGCTGTTTATCCTCTTCCGCACGATGTTGGTCGTGGTGATAATACTCTCGTCGTTCCGAATCTTGACGCTCCGAATTGCTTTGTCGGTGCAATCGTTCTTCCTCCAGCAAAGCTCAACAGACTTTACTACAGGTTGAAGGTAACTTGGACTGTCGAGTTTACTCAGCCTCGTCCGCTGACTGATCTTACTAATTGGTACGGTCTTGCTCTTGTTGGTGAGATGAGTTACGGCAGTGATTACCTTACTCAGTCCGCGCTCATTACTCGTGGTTCCACCAAAAATCAGGAAGGTATGGTAGATACTGGCGATGTGGACATAACAAAGATAATGGAGGGTACCCAGTGATATACAACTATGGTTTTCCTGATGACCCTCTCACTTACGCCATCAACCTCTACAAGAACAATGGTAGGCATCGGTTTATGGTACAGACCACTATTGCAGGTCTACCTGTCATTGGCGATCTATACCGTAGTTACGATAACATGAGGTACATGGACGACTACATCAAGAATCGTGGTCTGTCGTGGGATGATATCAAGTATCCTACCCGTATCCAAGGCATGCAAGGTTTCGGTTCCGTTCTAAGTTATGTTTCCAGGAACATTGAGAGGTTGTACTCATGAGTTGGATGGGTTTGATCATGATGGATGGATCATATATCCATCGAGTTGGATGGGTTTGATCATGATGGATGGATCATATATCCACGGAGAGTGGTACAATGGATAGATCCGAGAAGAAGAAAATATTCTACAAACAGACCTATGAAAACGGATGGATGATAGTCCTCGAAGTATGGGGATTCCAATTCATAATATTCCGTTGGAAAAAATAAACCTCTTCCCTTTCTCCTTTTTATCCATGGTAATCCCTATCCTCGTGTTTTTTCTCGCAGTCGCGTCAGCGACGTCGCGAAGGCCTCAGCGGATAGCGTTCTCATTCCTATACTACCGTCCTACCCCCCTAAAGGGGGGTAGCCCGTTAGTGTTACGATAAAGGGCGCCCCCCCCGTTCCACTATGCGCCACCTGTCGTTAGACAGTCTGTCAAGTTTCGGCAGCGTGTTCGTTAGAACGAGTACTTTGACCCCGCGGATGTTTGTCAATTGTGCCTTGTAACGCGTATCGTATACGAGTCCGTCCTTGATGCTCTCGATGGCTGTGTACAACTGTGTAGACCATTTCCATGACCGTGGTATGTCGATGATGATGTAAGGACGATAACCTCCCGACGTGTAGCAAGATGCGACCCATTGAATCATTCCCTTGACCGTGTCCACGGTAGGCGGTGTGTAGTACGCCATTCCCCTCTCCCACAGTGCCCCGCAAAGCCACGATTTACCGACTTTCCCCGTTCCGTCATACCAAACTAGTACTTCCCTGTCGTTCGTGCCTCTAAGCGCCTTTACGACCCGTTTCTGGACGTTTGTGAGTTCCCCGTACCGTTGCTGTAGCGTCTGCGGTCT